AGTCGAAACGCAGGCCCTTCGGGTTGAAGGACTTGTACAGCAGCTCGCCTTCCAGCTGGCCTTCCGAGCCGGACACGATCTGGTTGTACTGGGTCGCGTCGACGTCGAAGGTCACATTGGCCACGTCGTCCGAATCGTTGGTCAGGATCAGACCGGACGACAGGAAGATGATGCCGCCGGTTTCCGCGTCCACGCGGTAGTCGACGTCCAAGACCAGGGGGGTGCTCGAACCACCGCCCGGCAGTGCGGCGATCGCCACGTTGCTGATGCCGCGCACGCCGCTCGGATTCGACGGGCTGACACCCATCTGGTAGCGACGGCCCTTACGCACGCCTGCGATCGACACGGTCTGTGCGGTTGCCGAGGCCTGCGCGACGATGCCGTGCGTGCCCAGGAACAGACGCGCCAGGTTGGCCGGGCTGATGTGGTCCGTGACGAAGCTGCCGGTGGAGTTCTTCTCCAGCAGCACCGAGTCATCCTTGGTGCGGATGCCGTGGTCCGAATCGTAGTGATCCAGGTTTTCGGTTTCGGTGGTCAGAGTGATCTCGGTCGTGTTGCCGATGTACTCCGTGCCCGCCGACTGACGGGTGTTCGGCAGAAACGCGCCGAACCACAACTCGCCACGGCCGAGGGTGTAATTCTTATCGGGGAATGCCATTGCTGCGGTCTCCTCAGCTGAGGTTGAATGGATCGTTTGGATCTTCGGAGAAACCCACCGACACGCGCATGTAGAAAAACGCATCGCTAGATGCTTGCTCGGTCGGCGGTCGTACAACGCCTGGCTCCATCGCCAGGCCGGTAATCAGACCGCCCAGCAGAAAGACGTCTGCAGGCGGCTGATAGGCTTCGTCCGGTCGACCCTGGCGCACGATCTTGGCGAGCGCTTTACGCACGTCAGCCATGAGGTAGTGAGCCGGGTCAGTCGGATTGATCTTGTCGTCTTTCGACCACCCCTGGATGAGCAGGATGTAGTCCTCGTTGTAGGTCGGGTGCTCGTATCCACGGCGGCCTGCAGCAGACGGGTATCGGTCCGGATCGGGGTTGTCCATGATCGACAGCACCGGCAGCGGGGCGGTCGCGTCGATGAACATGCGGCCCCGGTACACGGCCTTCAGGTCGTGCTGGTAGCCGTTGCTCTTGCGGATCTCGTCCGTCAGGTAATCGCCGAGCGCCTGGAGCATTACGAGACGCTTGGGCTTAATCAGGTCTGCCACTACTTGATCCTCCGGGTGAGCTCACGAGCGAGCGTGTTGCCGATGCGTTTGCTGACTGCCGGCACGGTGCGGACCGACGAACTGCGGTAAGCCTGACCGACCGAGGGACCGTAAAGCAAGTAGAACCCGCTGCGGCCGGGCTTGGCCATGCTGTTCTTGCCCGGAATGCGCTGGCCAGGCTTCAGGCGGACAGCCAGGCCCACGTTGAAGTTCTCCCCGTCGAAGTTGACACCGCGACGCAAGCGCACGAAGAAGCTGCCCCTGATGCGTTGACCGCCGCCCTGCGCCGCGACCTTGACGGTCGGAGACAGACGCTGCTTACCGAGCCTCACAGCCGAGCGGGAGAACCTGGCCAGCGACGTCGGACGATCGCGACCAGTGACTACCGCTTCCAGGTTGCTATCGCTGGCGAAGCGTCGAACTGCAAGACGCGGCGCAGGGCCGCCCATGATGTAGCGCTGTGACAGGTTGAGTTCGGACGAGATGTCCTTCGCACCTTCGCGGACCGCGAAGCGAGCGCCGTCGTTGATCGCGACGCGGGTGGCCGGGTCGACGCTCTGGCCCATGCGCTTGACCAGGTCGTCGAGGCCCTTCAAACCAAAGACCTCGACTTCGGTGGTCACGGTGCTTCCTCCGGTTCGTACTCGGTCACGGTGCAGCGCAGGTAGCGCTCGCCTTTGAGCAGTTCGACGTTGTTGATCTGGAAGACGCGGCCCCGGCCGAAGTCCAAGATCCAGTTCCACGCCGGCACCCACTCTTCGGTGTCGACGATGATCTGGTTGTGCGACTCGATCATCAGGGCGAACCCTTCACGGTCGAGATCGCCGAACGGCTTACGGATGTCACGGTGCAACCTGATGGTGAGGCCCGGCACAGTCGTAAGCCCATCGGGTGAAGTGGCGACCGCCGGGAGAGCGAACTGCGAGTGCACTGCTGCACGCGAAGCATCACGAATTTCGTCAAGGCTCATCCCGGCGGTCTCCTGGTCTTACTTCGCCACGTGGGCGGTGTACAACTCGATCAGTGCATCTTTGTTGGCGTTCTTGTCGTACTCGACACCTTCGCCATCCAGGGCTTCCTTCAACTGCGCCTTGGTCAGCGAGCTGACGTCGAAGTGCACGACATCGACTTCCGGATCGGCCGCGCCGCTGAGGTCCGGCTCGTCGCCCAGGCCATCGTCGTCCTGGTCGCCATCAACCTGGTCATCGGCATCCGGATCTGCGTTGACCGGCGGCTCCTGCTCGGCCACGTCAGCGCCTTCCTTCAGACCAGCTTCGCCGGCCGTCGCCGGCCGCACTGCCTTGGCCGCTTTCAGATCGCGGATCGTGTCAGCGTCAGACAGCTTCACCAGCTTGCCCGGCTTTACGAGAACCCGACCGAAGTCGGGATCGTCGTAGGAGACCGAGTGCAGGGTAACGAAACTCTGCTCTTTGTTTTTCATGGTCGTCTCCTGTCAGCCCGGCTTAGGTAGCCGGGATGACGTTGGCGCGGAACGAAGCGTTCGGGCGCAGCGGGATCATCAGCGGCGCGCTCTGCGTCAGCAGGAACAGGCCGGACGGGTCATCGTCTTCGTACATCTTGGGGAAGATGTCCATCGAACGATACTGGGCCTTGCGGTCCATGATCGCACCGAACGCACGCACGCCTTCCACGTTGCCAGTGAGCAGAGCAACCTGGTCCGGGATGAAGGGCTGCTCTTCGCCGAGGTTGTCTTCGTAGATGTCGCTGAAGGTAACCACTTCGATGCCGCCCGGCAGCACGCCGTGCACGGTGATGGTGTCGGCGTTGAGGTTGTTGCGCTCGAAGTTCTCGCCGAAGCTGGTGCCGCGACGGGTCTCGAACTGCTCCTTCACCTGGTCAGCCGCGAAGAACGCAGCCGAGGTGGCGGGGGTCAGGGTCAGGCGATTGGCCTTGACGCCCGAGCGGAAGATCTGCTGCGACCAACGCTTGACGTCGTCCAGGGGCTTGGCCGTGGTCGGGTTGCTCCACAGCGCGCCGCCGGTCAGCGTCTCGGTGTTGCCGGCCGAGCGACCGAACTGCACGGTACGCGACGGGTAGTTCTCGCCTTCGACGGTGACCTGGCCTTCGACCAGCGCCTGCGCAGCCATCCACTCCCAGCGGCGCATGATCATGTCGCGGTGATCCTGCTGCAGATCGACGATGATCGCGTCCTCGCGCTCTGCCGGCGACAGATCGCCGCCGAACGCTTCGCCCACGGTGCGCAGCATCACGCGCTGCGGGTCGACCGCGTCCTTCATCTTGATGTAGGCCGGCTTGAACTTGCGGGTGCTGTAGCCACGCTGCAGCATCGGCTGGCCCTGCACGTTCGGCACGACGAACGGAGCCAGGCGACGGCCCTTGTCGATCAGGTCGAAGTCGATGTACTCGGTCGTCGCGTTGAAGCTGCGGCGGAAGTACGTGTCCAGGAAGTAGGACGGAACCGGCGGGAAGTTGCGGATCGTCTCCACCAACTCGTGGGTCTCGTAGATTTCCATAGGTTTCTCTCGCTATCAGGTGGTGGAGGGACCGGCTTCGGTGCCCGGTGCCGGTTCGGAGCCAGTGCGCTTGTCACTGTAGAGCAGCTTGCGGAACTTGCACTGCGAGCTGATCTGCGCGGTCTGCACCTGGGCCTCGGTCGTGCCAGCCGGCCACTTGATCGCGTCCAGGTTGAAGCAGCCGGAGCCGTAGATCGCGGCGCGCACGCCGCCCGGCGTTGCGTAGGCGGTCACGCCAGTGATGACCTGGCCAGCGGCCCACAAGCCGTAGTTGGTGCCCAGCGGCTCGAACTGCTGACGAGCGCCGGCCGGCATCAGCACGTCGAGCGTGCCCAGTGCGGGGGTTTCGCCTGCGAGCAGCTGCGGGGGCGCGATGTAGTCGCCCTCGGTGCCTTCGGCGTAGTTGATGCCATAGTCGATGCGGGACATCTCGATTCTCCTTACTGCTTCGGGATCAGACGGACGCCGGCCTTGCGTGCCGCGCCCAACAGGCGGGCGGCACCCTTCGGCTGCTGATCGGTGGCGTCACCACCGTCATCGACACCCACGGTTTTGTTCTGGTCATCGGCCATCGCCTTTTCGAGACGACTGCCACCGGCCGGAGCGG